ACAGCAATCACAGTTAAGATAAATGATGATATTCAAGTTTGGGGATGTTCTGAATTTAAGAATGGCCAAGAGAATATTACATATAATAAATGTGGAGATGAACGACAATTACTAGAACAGTTTGTGATGTATTGGCAACAGAATTGTCCTCATGTAATTACTGGTTGGAATACTAAAACATTTGATACTCCATATTTGGTCAATCGAATTCGTAATATTTTAAGTGAGGCATGGGTTAAGAAACTCTCGCCGTGGGGATTTGTTAAAGAACAAAAGATTTTTGGTATGGGTGGTAGAGAAGTACAAACATACGAAATATATGGTGTGTCTGAAATTGATTACATGGATGCCTATAAGAAATTCACTTATACTAATCAAGAATCTTATAGGTTAGATCATATCGCCTATGTTGAATTAGGTGAAAATAAATTAGATTATTCTGAAGTAAATTCATTACACGAATTGTACAGAACGGATTATCAAAAGTTCATTGAATACAATATTCAAGATGTACTGTTAGTTGATCGCCTTGAAAATAAGATGAAACTTTTAGAGATGATTATTTCTCTGGCATATTTGTCAAAGTGTAATTATACAGATGTGTTTGCACAGACAAGAATGTGGGATTGTATTATTTACAACCATCTCTTGAAGGAAAAAGTTGTGATTCCTCAAAAGAGTAAACAACGTAAAGGTGATGCATATGAGGGCGCCTATGTAAAGGCACCACAAAAAGGTAGACATAAGTGGATAGTTAGTTTTGACTTGAATAGTTTGTATCCACATTTGATTATGCAATACAACATTTCTCCGGAAACTATTCTTGGTACATGGCAAGATGATATTGGTGTAGAAGGATTATTGAATAAAGAGTTTGATACAAGTATTTGGAAAGAAAAGAATGTTACAGTTACACCGAATGGATCAGTTTATCGTAAAGATAAACAGGGGTTTCTTCCTAAGTTAATGGAAAGTATGTATGATGATAGAGTCAAATACAAGCAGTTGATGTTAGAAGAACAGAAAAAGGGAAGAAACGCCGATCCCAATAAATTATCACAATATTACAATTATCAACAGAATCTAAAGATTGCACTTAACTCCGCATACGGTGCAATGGGTAATCAATGGTTTCGTTATTATGATGAACGAAATGCTGAAGCCGTTTCTGTTGCCGGTCAATTGTCTGTTCAATGGGCAGAAAATGCTGTGAATAATTACTTAAACACTACATTATCTGCTGTGAATAAGGATTATATTGTTGCTATGGATACTGATTCTTTATATGTTTGTCTTGATGATCTTGTTACTAAAGTTGGTCTTACTGATGATGAAAAAATTGTTGACTTCTTAGACAAAGCCTGTGGAAGAATAGAAGGAGTCATTGAAAAATCATACAAAGAATTAGCCGAGTATGTAAATGCTTATCAACAAAAGATGGTCATGAAACGTGAGGTCATTGCTGATACAGGTATTTGGACGGCAAAGAAACATTATATTCTGAACGTTCATGATTCTGAGGGAATTCGATATGAAGAACCAAAACTAAAGATTGTAGGTATTGAAGCTATTAAGAGTTCTACACCACAAGCTTGTAGAGAATCATTGAGAGCTATTTTCAATATTATTATTTCAGGTACAGAAGATGAAGTGATTAGTTATATTGAAAAGTTCAAAGAAGAGTTTTTTAGTTTAGATATGGAAAAGATTGCATTTCCGAGATCAGTTAATGGACTAAAAAAGTATAAAGATCCTGCCGCAGTTTACAAGAAAGGTACTCCAATTCACGTAAAGGGTTCATTGATTTATAATCATATGCTCCGTTCAAAGAAACTTACAAAAAAATATCCTATAATTCAAGAAGGAGAAAAAGTTAAGTTCGCTTATCTTAAAGATCCAAATCCGGCAGGGGATAAGGTAATTTCCATATTAAATAACTTACCTAAAGAATTTGAATTGGAAAAATATATAGATTATGATACACAATTCAACAAAGCTTTTGTTGAACCATTAAAAGGTGTATTGGATGTAATTGGCTGGGATACTGAACGGCGTTCAAGCCTTGACAATTTCTTTATTTAGTGTATAATAGAAGTAGTATATGTAAAAGGTAATATGGCAGGAAGTATAATAGTAAGGTATGCACGAAAGACATATAAACAAAACAAAGTGGACTCTGTAGAAGACTTCAAAGATTTAAATCATTCTGTAGATATTATTCCAGAGTCAATGTCTATTATGACTTTTAATACTCAAAAAGAGGCAAGTAAGTTCGCATCATCCATAAGAGATGACGGATATCATGTCATAGAAATAATAGATGATTATAAAACAACAAAAGGAAACCGATGAGTGATTATTTTGATGGTTTGTTAAAAGCAACTGGTAATGAATTTGGTACAAAAGTTTCGGATGGAATCGAAGCGGGTGATGTGTCTACATATGTAGATACTGGTAGTTATATTCTTAATGCATTAATTTCAGGAGATATTTATGGAGGAATCCCTTCTAACAAAATTACAGCTTTGGCGGGCGAGACAGCAACAGGAAAGACCTTTTTTGTCTTGGGCATTGTCAAACAGTTTCTTGCAGACAATCCTAGCGGCGGCGTTCTGTATTTTGAGTCTGAGTCTGCTCTAACTAAACAGATGATAGAAGACAGGGGAATTGATTCTTCACGGATGATAATTCTTCCTGTCACCACGATTCAAGAATTTACACATCAAGCATTAAAAGTAGTAGAAAGTCATGGTGAGGGTCAAGAAGATCGTCCATTGTTGATGTGCTTAGATTCTCTGGGTATGCTATCCACCACTAAAGAAGTAACCGATATTTCTGAAGGTAAAGAAACCAAAGATATGACGCGAGCACAATTAGTCAAAGGTGCTTTCAGAGTATTGACATTGAAACTTGGTAAGGCAGGAATTCCTTTACTAGTTACCAATCACACATATAAACAAATGGGTACAATGTTTCCAACTTCTGTAATGGGTGGTGGTAGTGGTTTACAATATGCTGCTTCAACTATTATATTCCTTTCAAAGAGAAAAGAAAAAGAAGGAACTGATGTTGTAGGAAATATAATTCATTGTAAAAATTTCAAATCTAGATTGACTAAGGAGAACAAAATAGTTGATGTTCTTTTACGATATGATCAAGGATTGAATAGGTATTACGGGCTCATAGAATTGGCAGAAGACGCCGGAATCTTTACCAAAATATCTACAAGATATGAGATGCCCGATGGTTCTAAAGTCTTTGGAAAGGCAATTCTAAAGGAGCCCGAAAAGTATTTTACACCAGAAATTCTTGATAAGTTAAATGATCATGCCAAGACGGTGTTTTTGTATGGTGGATTTGATAAAGGAGAGGTGGTTGAAGTGGAGACGCCTGATGAATGATCTATATAAAGTGTGTACAAATCCAAATGATCCAGAAGATAAATCATTATGTATAGTAGTGCGAGATAATTCATCATTTGATGGTGCAATAATTAGATATACAACATTTAAATTAGTAGAACAAGAATTGACTGGTGATGATATAGCCTGTCAATATGAATATGAAATTGAAGTGCCTCCACATAATATAGGTCATAAAATTACTGATGAAGAAGGAAAATCTTTTGAAAAAAAATTAGGCGAATGGGTAATAGAAATTATACAATCACAAATGGACAAACATGCAGCAGCGGATAGAGACACTAATACTTAAAAATCTAATACATAATGAAGAATATTCTAGAAAAGTCTTACCTTTTCTCAGCAAAGAATATTTTATAGAACATACAGATAAATTATTGTATGAGCAAATAAATTCTTTTATCAATAAATATAATAATTTGCCTACTAAAGAGGCATTAGTTATTGAATTAGATGGTACATCATTAAAAAATGAAGAATTTGAAAGTGTAACAGACCTTTTAACTTATCTGGAGGAACAAAACGATGAACAATCGGATCTTTCATGGCTCTTGGAAACAACAGAAAAATTCTGTCAAGACAAAGCAATATACAACGCCGTTGTCAGTTCAATTAAAATATTGGATGAGCCCGAAAAATCTGAGTCTGGTAAAGGTGCTATTCCTGAGTTGCTTACCGATGCTCTTTCTGTTAGCTTTGATCCTCATGTGGGTCACGATTACCTTTTGGACTCTGATGATCGTTACGAATTTTATCATAGAGTTGAAAAGAAAATC